ATTAGGATTTGCGACTTCCTGTAACCTCCCTGTTTGTTTGTCGTACTGCAGCCAACAAGCGGGTCCAGTTTCACCTGTGTACCTATTCTTGAGGACACGAACAGTAGTAGTGTTTCTTACGTCTTCGTTTTCGTTCTGCTGGTCACGTTCCATACCAATGACAATGTCTGACAACTGTGCGATAGCTTGTGAACCACGTAGTTCACCTAAGCTGATCTGTGCTCCGTCCTCGTGTGCCTTGCCTTGTGACCTGCGTAAGTGTGACACGAGGAATAGGCAGATGCCTGTTTCAGCTACGAGTGTGCGTAGGCGTGTCATGATCTCGTCAATGGCTTTTCTCTCGTCTCCTGACTCTTGGGAACTGACGACGATGGACAAGTGATCCAGTACGACGTACCGGCAGTCAAGTGCTTTTGCCATGTAGCGAACACGGGCGAGCAAGTTATCTGCTGAAGTTGACCCCCAATGGTCAAATAAGTAGTAACGTCCTGTTCCCAATGTGGCTTCCCAGAATGGCCGAAGCTCGTCCACTGGCGTGTCCTCTTCCAAGTGTAAGGGTCTGTTTGCTGCCACCGACATGATACCAAGCGATGTTCTGGCCAAATCTTCCTCAAGCGCCAAGACTCCAATATTGCCTTCGCATCGGCGTAGTAAATCATATTCGATTTCTCTGATAAATTGGGACTTTCCCATACCACTGCCGCTAGTGATCGTGACCAACTCATAAGGCCGATGTCCTCTTGTTAACTCATTGAGGCCGTTCCAAGGATAAGGTATGGACTTCACCTGGCGCTTTTGTACCAGTGTGTCCCATGTGTCAGTTCCTGCAACAATGCCGTCAGGACGGTAAACCTTTGCATTCCACCATGCTTGCGTAAAGTCCTTAACACGGTTCGCCATGAGCATGTCACTGGCGTCCTTCAACGGTAACTTTACTATTTTTAACTTGTTGGGGCTAAAGAGATCTTTGACTTGTTCCAGAGCAGCGTCACCGGCCTTGTCATTGTCAAAGCAGAGTACCACTTGGTCGTACCCTTCGAGCCACTCTAGCTGTTCCTTGATCTCCTTGGCTGCAGAGGACGCACCTGCACGTAGTGACACCACGTCGTACTGCTTGTTGAACATCTCGTACACAGCTAAGGCGTCAAGTTCACCTTCCGTGATTGTTATGAACTTGTTAGTACTGCACTGTTGTTGTCCGAAGAACCCAGCATTCTTTGGGTCTCCGTTACTAAAAAAGTTTTTGGTTTTGACTTCTCTGACTTTGGCTGCACATACTTCACCTGTGTTTACGTCATAGTAAGGGTAGTAGTGTTTGACTATTTCACCTGTAGTGCCGTACTCAATGGTAACGCCAAAGCGCATACAGGTTTCTTTGGATATTCTTCTGTTAGGTATAGCCGCCACTGTACCAAACATCTGTAGTGGCTTAGCTTTTGCAATGGGTATAACTTCGGACATGTCACCTGTTCCACCTGTATGGTAATCACAAACGGCACTAAAGCAATGCGTAGAACCGTCGTCGTAAATAGCAAGGGCGTCCGAAGAATTACACTTGGGACACCCTTCATGTCTCACAAAGTTAGCCATGTTAGAAGTCTGCAGCTAGTTCCTCATCAAAGATAATTTCTGCTTCTTCTAAAACTTTTACTGCTTCCAAGTAAGTAGACACACCGTGTACAGGATGTGGCTGACCTAGCTTGTACTTCAGGCGAACCTTAGAGTTAAAAGGTACTTCACCTTTGTAAGGATTACCTTCAGAGTCAAATGTCCGTACGTCGTACTTTGATTTGAACTTACGCTGCTTAGCACCTTGGTAGTCCTTGATCTTAACACCTAGTGCCGCTAGTTCACTGGCGTCGTCCTCTGACATAGTGATTGTCATAGAGAATTGACCAGTGTCCTGACCGTTGAACACGTCATGCTCAGTTAGGTTGCTAAAGTTACAAATGCCTTCGATTGTTGCCATTGGAATAATCTCCGTTTCTACTTGGGTTGCGACTAGATCCTCTCTAGCCATACTAATATTATACCACATCATTTAGTCAAAAGCCAACACAAAGTTGCCTTCTGTTGGCATACTAGGATCGTTCACAAGGTACGTAAAGTAGGAAATTCTAGCTGCATTGATTACTTGCTCGTCTTCTTCTCCAGAACTGAAAGTCACTTGTTGGTCAAGATAACACTCAGGCATACGCTGTAAAACTTCCAATAGTTGTTTGTAAGTCATGTTAATCGTCCTCTGGTGTTGGAAATGGATCACTAACTTTGTCCAGGAATACTTCAAAGTCGGACCTACTGATTTTCACAGTGTCGCTAGGAGCTTCTCTAGCGTCCATCTCAAGCTTAAAAACAAAAGGTATACCACCATAAGGGTCACGCCTCATTATCTCGTTAGCGATCTCTCTGGCCTCAATGAAGCCTAGTCGATAAATGGAGTAGTCACCTCCGGTCACTTCGTACACACTAAACTCGTCTCTAATCATACTTAAGTTATCTCCTGTTGTACTACTGAAGTACTAATGTTGTTTACTACTTTTGTTTACTACTTTTGTTTACTACTTTTGTTTACTACTAATGTTTAACTACTTCTGTTTACTTCTAAGGTACTACATAGGTACTACTTTAGTAGAGGGTATCATAGTCCTCATCATTTGTCAAGAATAAATCCTCAGTAATAGTACCAATGCTGTCTACATTAGTATCTATAGAAGAAAATAAGCAGTTGTTGCATAGATCAATAAAGTTCCCTTGGTTGTCTTTCTTTAACAATTCTTTTTCTTCCAATATTCGATCACATGCTTTACATCTCATATGTTTTTCCAGTCGTCTCCGTAGATGTCCAACATGTTGCGCTCTAGGTCGCTCCTGTCCATCTCTTTCAGCCTTTGTTTCACCTGAAGTCTAAACATTTCAACTTCATAGTCCTCAATCATAGCCATCATGTAATCCATTTCTGCAGCACTAAAGTAGTCTGTAGGATCTGGTGGCAGCATATGTTCAACCATTGTTAATTCTCCCTGTTAAGTATCTCCAGTGTTTAATTGCGTCGGCTAACTGTTGCATTCTCTCTAGTTGCCTCTGGTGTTCCTGGTTTAGTTCCTCAGTGGTTAGCAGTAAATTAGTTACTGTCGTGTCCATAGCGTCAAAGTCCGGCTCCTCTTCAGGATCTCTCTCGTAGTCCCGATAGATGCCTTTGCCTTCCACCATGTTGTCATAGTCGTCCTGCCAGATGTCCACTAGTTCTCTCGCCATCTTTAGTTCTCCTTAGCTCCTACGTATCTCCTGAGCTTACCTGATCGTTTTAACTTCTTCAATGCTGTGCATTCCGTTTGTTGAACTTCTGAACGTGTCATGTTTAACGCTTTGGCTACTTCTTCCTGTGACATAAAGTAGTCCTTTACGTGGCTTCTGTTCTTCAAAAGTACCTCCAGTAATATTTACTTATTTCACACCTAAACCATGCAACGGACAACACGTAGGTATATCTTAAGTTGTTATGGCTTGGTATGTACAATAGTTGTAGCATAGGTTTAGACGAAAAGTAAAAGTTAAATTTCATAAGTTACCCCCATTGATTAGCCATAGCTTCCGCTACGCCTTCAAAGGTAGTGCTTCTAATCTTCCATCTGTCAGCACTAGGTGGTAAGTAATGAATTCTCTGTTGTTGGTTCTTTGGAAGTTTGTCCATTACTTCTTTTACGTTGTCAGTCTCAGTTAATGGCGGTAAGTTGTGCAACCAAAGGCCGGTTTTCTTTGACTCAGGATGTCCAAACATCCAAGGCTGAACATACTGCGTAGGCTTAAAAGGTAAGACACCAACAGGATTTTCCATACAGACAAACTTAGCGTTTGCCTTTGCAGTCTCCCAAAGCTCTCTAGTCCACTCTATGGCCTTCAGTCTCTCGTTATGTTTTGGCATGCCTTGACCGTACCAAGCGTTACCAGAGACAGCTAAAGCTGTGCATGGCGGGTGCATTATGATAATGTCCCATTGTTCTCGTTTCATTACTCCGATGCAGTCCTCTTGATAATGCTTTGATGAGTTATCATCTGCAGGTAATAGATCACATGACCACGCATCATGCCCTAAAGCTGCAAAGGCTTCTCTTACTCTCCCTGAATATTCACAAGCGACTAAGACTCTCATTTCCTGGTTGCTCCTTTGGGTTTCCTGGTTCGCATCTCGTATGCCTTAAGTACCATTGACGTGATGCCAAAGCCCACCAAAAGGATCACAACGTCCCACCATGGTTGCCACTGTTCAAACATGATCTAGCGCTCCCATAGACTGTGCAAACTCTTTACGTGTATTGAAGTCCTCCAAAGCGTCTCCAGCGTCACTGTAGATCAACATGTTGCCCACGTAGTCACCATCTTGTCTCCAGACTATGTGAGCATTGTTTATGCCTGAGTAGCCGCAGAATACTTTAGTTTTACCTTGGTTCATGTCAAAGCTTGTAAAGCAGTCAATAGTGTCCTTCATGATACTAGCTCCTCTAGTTGTGACTGCGGCACTTCCTGAGCTTCAGCACCGTTTAGCCACTGGTTAATGTGTTTGGTAGTGGTAACGCTAAACTTCTGGTTTGTGCGTATGTAGCCTCTGTTTGGTAGCCATGCTGCCACTGGTGTCTCATAGCTGAACAACACGTCCATCTTGCCAGTATGAAGGTCGAAGGTGACTTGTGTCTTGTTGCTGCCTAGTTGCTTAAGTTTCATTGGTTAGCCCTCTAATTCAATTAGTTTATCTACCAGTTTTTGATCTAGTGTCTGATACTGAATGACTGTAAACAAGCCATTGTTGTAAATCCTTTCAAAACTTTTGTCTAGCCTTTTAAGTTCCTTCAGTGTTTTAGCTTTGTTTAGTTTGTACAACGCCGCTTGATAAGTTGTCATTGTGTTTATTCCTCGTTTACGTTGGCTGTTATTTCGTCAAAGTTAACCGATAACATCCAGTCGGTAACGATGTCACCTAATAGTGAGCCTTGTCCAGTGTGCTCGTGTAGCAGTTCCTCAAGGAATGACTCTAGCCGTTCCGGTGTTACTGCTTCCCGATCTTCTCTAAACATCTCAAAGATGCCGTCGTTGTCAAGCCATAGGTTAGCCTGCCATGTCTCTCTGTTTGTCCATCCGTTGTATGTTGTAGTCATGTTGTGTTGCTCCGTCTTTGTTGCTGTTGACTTCATTAGGCCGCATTTGATGACCCGTGTCAACTGTAAATATTTCACATGTTTGGACTATTGACAACACCAGGTGAATCATATAGTCGCGTACGTGCGTGATATAAAGGTAGCTCCAAAGGGTCCAACATAAGCTCACACACTTGTCAACCCATGCAAACACCATGCCAAGTTTCCCGTGTTGGTCTTATGGTGCACCTCGTGCAAGAACCATGCCAACTCCAGTGGCTAACACGAGTTGCAACCCATGTCAACTGTGTAAATTACCACTTGACTTCTTCGGTTTCCTGGTGTAAATTCAAGGGGGGAGCCCGTGTTGCCGCTGTATAACTATAGTTGTAGCCACCTAAGCACAAAATAAGCCAAAATTAGAAAAAATAACGGTAATTACTACTCATGTAACCTATTGTTTTCACTAGTAAAACTACTACTTTGTAAAATAACTAAAAAATAACTTGACTTTTGTGTAAACTTGTGTTATACTATAGTTGTAATTAGGGATAATTTTAATCATGACTCAAGAAATAAAAAAAAGAGGTCGTGGTAGACCCCGAAAGTCAGAAGTAGCTGCTGTTAAGCCAGGTAACAAAGGCAAAGTAGGCCGACCAAAGGGTGACGCAGCGATAATCAATGAATACAAAGCACGTATGTTGGCGTCACCTAAGTCACGACTGGTGTTGGAGACTATTTTTGATGCTGCTTTGGACAACGACCATAAGAATCAGGCTGCAGCTTGGAAGTTAATTATGGACCGTATGTTGCCTGTAGGTGCTTTTGAAAAAGACGTAGTAAAGGACACTGGTAGAAACGCTATTCAGATCAACATTAGTGGCGTTGGTACTGCTGAGGTCTCAACACCTGACATTATTGAAGGAGAAGTAGAAGATGTCTCTTAAGTACTTCACACGAGAAGAGTTTGACTGTCAGGTTACAGGCACCAACAACATGGAACGAGAGTTTTTAGAAAAGTTAGACGAGTTACGTGAGGCATGTGGTTTTCCTTTTGAAGTCACGAGTGGCTATAGGCATCCAACCAAGCATCCTATAGAGGCTAAGAAAGACGTACCTGGTACTCACGCACAAGGCATCGCGGCAGACATAAAAATAACAAATGCCGCTGATCGCCTTACGATTGTAACCAAAGCCATTGAGCTTAAGTTTACTGGCATTGGTATTGACAAGGGTTTTGTACACGTAGACACACGCGGTACATCACCTGTTATGTGGACTTACTAATGCTTCATACAAAACACATTACGTTATCAGACGCTACTGAGCAGACACTGTTCACTATACCATCCGGTTACACGATACATATTGTGTATATCTTTATTGCTAACCACGGTGGCAGTACAAATCAAATAAGTCTTTGGTGGGAGACAGGCGGTGTAGACCAAATGTACTTCTTTGACGGCACTAGCATTGGTGCAGGCAACAAAGAAATCATAGGCGGTCAAAACGACAACGGTATTTTTGTACTACATAACGGAGACACTGTAAAAACTCAAGCGTCTTCGTCAACAGGGCAAATGGAAGTAGCAGTTACCTTTCAGTTACTAGAAAGACCAGCAGCGTTTAGTAATTTTAATGGATCTTAATATAGAACTACTGCCTTGGCAACAGGAAGTCTGGGCAGATGAAACAAGATTTAAAATAGTAGCTGCTGGGCGACGTACAGGTAAGTCTAGGTTAGCAGCATGGATGTTAATAGTTAATGCACTACAGGCGGACAGAGGCCATGTATTTTACGTCGCACCTACTCAAGGACAAGCCAGAGACATCATGTGGCAAACCCTGCTTGAACTGGGGCATCCTGTTATTAGCGGTAGTCACATTAATAATCTTCAAATTAAGCTTGTCAACGGTGCTACCATTAGCCTAAAAGGTGCTGATAGACCAGAGACAATGCGAGGTGTCAGCCTCAAGTTCCTAGTGATGGACGAGTACGCAGACATGAAACCTGACGTATTTGAACAAATCTTGAGACCTGCTTTGGCTGACCAGAAGGGCTGTGCGATGTTCATAGGGACACCTATGGGTCGCAACCATTTTTATGAGTTGTACAAATATGCGGAGTTAGACGATGATCCGACGTACAAAGCTTGGCACTTTACTTCTTATGACAATCCATTATTGGATGCGGACGAAATTGATGTTGCTAAACGCTCTATGTCGTCTTATGCGTTTCGTCAGGAATTTATGGCGTCGTTTGAAGCGCGTGGGTCAGAAATGTTTAAGGAAGACTGGGTACGCTTTAGTGAGGATAAGCCGGAAATAGGAGATTACTACATTGCCGTTGACTTGGCAGGTTTTGAAGAAGTCAATAAAAAACGAACAAAGAATTCTAAACTTGACGAAACTGCCATTGCCGTCGTTAAAGTTAGTGAGCATGGTTGGTTTGTTGACAATATCATATATGGACGATGGAGTCTTGACGAAACGGCTACCAAAATCTTTCAGGCCGTTAGAGATTATCGTCCCATATCGGTTGGAATCGAAAGAGGTATTGCTAAGCAAGCTGTAATGTCTCCTTTAGTGGACTTACAAAAGAAGTACGGTACGTTTTTTAGAGTAGAAGAACTGACACACGGTAATAAAAAGAAAACAGACAGAGTTATGTGGGCGTTACAAGGTAGGTTTGAAAACGGCTACATTACGTTAAATAAAGGTGAATGGAACGCTAGATTTCTTGACCAGTTGTTTCAGTTCCCTGATCCATTAACTCACGATGACTTGGTTGACGCTTTAGCTTACATCGACCAGCTGGCTAATGTGGCGTACGACTATACGTACGAGATTGAAGACCACGAAATCTTAGACGTAGTAGCAGGATACTAATATGAGTGAACTATACGAACAAGACCCACTGATGATCCAAGAGTCTCTTGAGGACTGGGTCATGACTAAATGCGAAGACTGGAGAGACCACTACGAAAGCAACTATGAAAGTAAATTTGAAGAATATTATCGACTCTGGCGTGGTCAATGGGATCCTGCTGACAGCCAGCGTGGGTCTGAGCGTTCCCGTATTATTTCTCCTGCACTTCAGCAAGCAGTTGAGTCTAATGTAGCAGAACTAGAAGAAGCCACCTTCGGACGTGGTAAGTGGTTTGACGTTAGTGACAACCTTGGTGACACCCAAAGACAAGACGTGCAGTTCCTACGTAACAAGCTTACGGAAGACTTTGAAAACTGCATGGTACGTAAGGCTGTCGCAGAGTGTCTAATTAACTCAGCAGTCTTTGGTACAGGCATTGGTGAGATTGTTATTGAAGAAATGAAGGAAATGGTTCCTGCTACTGAGCCTATTATGGAAGGACAGTTGCAGGCAGTTGGTGTCAACATTACTGACCGTGTAGTTGTTAAGCTTAAGCCAGTAATGCCTCAGAACTTCCTGATTGATCCAGTAGCAACCAATGTTGAAGACGCTATGGGTGTAGCTATTGATGAGTTTGTTAGTAAACACCAAGTGGAACTTCTACAGGAACAAGGCGTGTACCGTGACGTGTACGTAGGTTCCGCTGCTCCCGATACTGATTTGGAACCTGACCAAGACTTAACTATTTACAACGACGACAAGGTACGTTTAACTAAGTACTACGGTTTAGTGCCACGAGAGCTTCTAGATTCCGCTGTAAGCGACGAAGACGAAGAAGTGGTAGGAGAGGTAGACGCTGAGTCACGTTACGTAGAGGCCGTTGTAGTGGTTGCTAACGGCGGTATACTTTTGAAGGCAGAGGCTAACCCTTACATGATGTCTGATCGTCCTGTAGTAGCTTTTCCTTGGGACGTAGTACCAGGTCGCTTTTGGGGTCGTGGTGTTTGTGAAAAAGGTTACAACAGTCAGAAAGCCTTGGAC